GAAATTAGGGAAGCAAAGGGAGTTCCTGCATTAATTGTGGTATTTCCATAAGTTATATTTTCTTCGGCAAGTAATGATTCTCCATCAACAAATGGATTGAATTGAAAATTACTATCAGAATCTAAGTATTTTACATATATTGTCAACTCTTCTACATTAATACTATCTGGAAAAGCAATATATTGAATTGTTGCCGTTGTTCCTGATATTTGCCCAACTATTTTTTTACCAATAAAATTATTAATATAAATTGAAATATCAACTCCAAAATTGGTAGGATTAAGTTTTACAGAATAAAATTGTCCATCATATGCAATATTGCCGGGGATCACCATTGATCCCTCTTTGAATATATTACTTCCGAAGGATTCTAATTGATTTTGTAAAATTGATTGTAGACTTGTTAGTTCCCTTGCCTGAATTGGACGCCCAGGATTGAATAAGACTTTGTAAAAATTCTTTTCAGAATCAAAATCATCATAATATGGGCTGATGTTTAAATCTGTTTTTTGTGCCATTTTTTTTAGAATTCCAGAATAATTTTAACGTCTTCTTTTTGTCTGATGTCTCTTTCTACAAGGGGTCTATTATCAATATAAATTATGTCTCCCGTATTTTTATTTATCTCTGGATTTGCAAGTCCACTTGTAAAAGTTACTCCCAAATCTATAACTTTATTTCCAACTGTAAGTTTATTGCCATTAAATGTGGTATCAATAGATGCGGTAAAAGAATTACTTACAATATTATTACCTCCAGATTCAAAATCAGATACATTAGAATCTAAAGTAACTGTATTATAGTCAGTTTGATCAAATTTATTTCCAAAATATAACGATCTATCTCTAAAATATTTTAATACTTTAGTTTCACTATCATATGATGCCACATATCCTTTTGCAACTTTTCCATCTGTCCTTATTTGTGTTATTTTTTCTCCAATAATTGTACTAATTGACGCAGTAACCACCATAGAATAAAGTGACGAATATTGATTTTCTGTAAATGTGCTACTAGAACTAAAAATAGTTGGATTTTTTATAATTCCAACTTGAGAAAATTGAGTATCTGTTGGAAAATCTTTAGTTGAATCGTCAAATCTTGCATATACTAATACTTTATCAGTACCTAATTCTGAATAAATATCATATCCGTGTCCCTTAGATGGTGGAATAATTGGTATTAGTTTTGCTGGATTTGGAATACTTCCTGATGGTTGGAGACTTCCTAAATCAACAATGCCATAAGTATATCCACTACCACCGGCAGTCACAATAGCAGAAGTTATTACACCACCAGTAGCAGTAATTGATACTCTACCACCACTACCATCCCCAAGAATATCAACTATTCCAGAACTATAACCAGTTCCACCATCTTCAATATATACTTTTTTAATTTGATTAAAGTTTATAGTAGAATCTCCTGCTTCTCTAACGGAAATAATTTGAGAATCATTTGATGTTGACCAATCATTTGGAACAGTAATGTATTCAGTTGAGTCAAACTTTATAATATCACTTGGAGAAATTGAAAAAAGATACTTCCATACATATCCATCACCACTTACTCCTGCTGCAGATGGTTCTAAATCTGTAAATGTAGGTTGATCTTGTGATTTATTTCCCTTTGGGCTTTCTCCAGAAGAACCATTGTCTATACAAATATAAACTCTATAATCACTATTAACTACATAATAGTTTGTATCATACAACCTACTTGAATTTGAATTTGGCGCTGGATTTGAGATGCTATAATCATTCCTATACATATCATAGGAACTATTAGAAGTCCAAGTAACTTTTCTTATAAGCCTTCTAATATTACTGCTAGTAATTTTTTTACCAAATAAAGAAGTATCCTTATAATGTCCAGAATACTCAATATTATCAGTTGGATTTGGAATATTCGTATCCCAATCAGTTGTCCTGCCAAATCCAACTGTTGTAGGATTATCTAGTCCCAAGAAAACATAATATGAATTATTATCAGATACCACAGAATCTACGAAATTACTCGCATTCAATATTCTAAATTGGTCTGTTACGACTGCTGCCATATTAATAGTTTTTTAGATATTTATAAGACTTTTGGAAGTGCTCCAGTATCTCTTATACCAGCACCTCTTCTTTGAATTGTTGGGAAAGTTGACAAACCAACATCTACAGTATTTCCAGTTACTCCAATAGAAATTGGGGAACTTGACCTAGTAAATCCAGATAACTTACCCCAAGAGAATTTGCCTACTGGATTAGATGCACTACCTGTAGATGTAAGTCCAACTACAGATGTATTTGATTTTATATTGCAAGTAATAATTCCAATAGTGCCACTTGAAGAGAATTGATGAATATAGTAAATATTATCTAAGAATGTAGAACCGATACCAACAACTGCAGTATTTGATCCATCAATAGAAGTTACTCCATTTCCAATACGAGTATCAAAAATATAAATTGGATATCCAGTTTGCAATCCAGCATAAGATGGTGAATTTAAGTAGAATCTCAATGCCAATGGATTTCCACCACTACCTGTTGTAGTTGTAATTCCAGTAATAATGCCAGAAAATCCATTAACCAGAGAAATATTTGAAATCAATTCAACTGACCCACTTGCTGTTGTGGAAATTCCATTTACTATAAGTGCATCAAAAGGTGAATCTATATCATAATTAAAGAACTCCGCATTATCAACAAATATTTCAGTATTTGTAGTTGAAAAGTTTTTGATAACCTTTGATGTTGGATATACTAAAGATTCAATAGAATCTCTTGTTTTATAAACATCTTCCCCATTAATTTTTCTATCAATTTTTTGTTTAGTCCAGCTTAATGGTTTGTAGTTTTCCACATCTACTCCTTGATTGGAGTACGAATTAGTTTCAAACTTATCTGAGAATGATAGATCGAATATTGTTCTATTATCTTGTGATATTGTTCCAGAAATACTATTATTCTTCAATACTTTTACAGTATCTCCTCTTTTTAAAGTTTCATTTATATTTGTAATTAACACAGTATCATCATTTTTGGTGCCTCTATAAAAGAAAATCGCAACATTATCTTCGGATCTTGGTGCAGTTTTGAAAATAAAAGATGTTCCACCATTAAATTCATATGCTACTCCAGGATCTTGAATCACACCATTAATAACAATTAGTAAGGCATTTGCAAGATTTACTTGTGAACCCTCTTCAGATTCAAAACTCAATAAATCGTTATTATAATACAATGGAAATCTAGTCCTAATTCCATCTTGATAATTTTTAATTGAGTCAATATAGTCAAACTCTCCAAATTGCCAAGCAGCAAAAGAATCTGTAAATGTATTAAGAACTGTCAATTTAAATTCTGATATTGGTGATGCCAATCTTGAATCAGTAACTAAACCAACTGGTTTAAATACATCTCCACGTTTGAATGCATATCCTTGTCTTGAAATATTAAATCTAGTTACTTCATAATAAGTTGAACCAATTCCTGTGGTCGAACTTGCACCAACTTGAAGATTTAAAAGAAGTCCTATTCCAGTAGTTGTCGTTGTACCAATACCTAATCTAGACACTCCAGTTACTGAAAGATTTTGATAAGAAGGTTCCGAAACAAATATCTTGGGATCTGTATATCCAGTTCCACCATTAATGATATTAAATGATAGTGTTCCACCTGCACCTACAATTGCTCTTATAGATGCTGCTACACCAGTATGCCCACTTTGATATACACTAACACCTATGGAAATAATGCCATTATATCCAGAACCAACATTATCAGTAGTTCCCAATCCAACAGACTTAATTGAACCTCCAGCACCGACCACAGCAGTTACTGCTGCCCCTACAAGAGGTGCATATCCCAATCCAGTAGATGATCCTAAAGAAATAATTATTCCACCCCTAGGAGTTTGATTTTGATTTATATCAAACTCTGAAGTAAATACATTTAAACTGTTTGCTGATGTAATTCCAGAAAATATTACACTGCTTACTCCTGCGATAGAATTTTCGGCAATTATAAAATTATTTGCTGGATTATTATCAGTTGTTGGAGTTTGGAAAACACTATTGATGAATAAAATGCCATTTCCACCAGTAGATCCCAATCCAACTGTGTTTGCTCCACCAACAGTCAAAGTAAAGGTTCTACCAATACCAGTAAATTGATTGGAAATATCATCATATATTTGGTTAGTTGTATAATCGTTCCTTAAAAATACTCTTCCACTAAAGTCTGAGGTTTCAAATCTTAAATTACTAGAATCTCTCTCTATATTTGGATTTCCTCTGGGGGGATCAGTAAAGAAAATACTATTTCCAACAATATTATAAGAACCTTTATAAACTCTTGCTGTTGTGGAATCAGTGTGTGTGGTTGCAGAAGAACCAACAAATCCTCTAGAAACTTCGACCAAAGAAAGTATTCCACTATTTGTTATGGGTCCAACATTGGTTGTTCCCAATCCAACGTTAATAATTTCCATATATTCGTTATCAATTCTAAGAATATCTTTTGGAGAAATTGTAGATATTCCACTCAAAGCAAATGTTGAAGATGCGGCACCAATTTGTCCACCATTTCCGGATAAAATATGTGATATTGGAGTATATAATAATGGATATTGAACTAAGTTATCAATAGTAATAATTGCCTTCTCATTTTTCTTAAACATTTCGAGTTGATGTGCATTTCCTTCTCCATTAGATGTAAACGTAACACCTATACCTAATGCAGCATAATCTTTTCTTGTAGATAATTTGAAGGTATTATTTGAAAGTTTAATAGCATAAACGTCAGATGGCAATAACGTAGTTACAACTCCAACTGAGTTTAGTGTTGCACCAATTCCAACGGGTACTGATCCGATTCCAATAAATGTAGATTTTGGTGTGTATATGAGTTTTTCCCCATTACTGAAGAAATGATTTGTGATTGTAAATACTCCCGTAGTTTTTTCCAGTTTAGAGGTGTCTGATGGGTCAAATGTTTTTGCAAAGATTGGATATCCATCAGAAGTTAAATCAAACTCAGTTTTATTAACCCTATTCCCATTAATAGCATTGTAAAAACTAACATCAATAGATTCTAATACTGTTCCATACTCAAGATCTGGTGCAATATTTACAGCATCTAAAACTGTATATAAACACTGATTAAATGATAAAATATCAATTTTAGATGTTATTGATGAATCTGGATAGAATTTTAATATAAAATTATTTCCAGAATATTCTGAACCAAAAGTTCCAATTCCTGTCGTACTTCCGATAGAAAGGAATGGTGATTGTTGAATATACACATTATTCGTATCCTGTACCATCATAATTTGATGTAAAGCACTTGTAGATCCAACACTAACTTTAATTAAAGATTTAATCGCATTAAAATCAGTTTTGTCTAGTGATATTACTTCGGTTGATGCGGCAGAAACTGCTGATGAATAATTAGATTTATATACTGCACTTCTTTCAAGTCCAGATATCTGTCCAGGCAATTTAAATCGATATGTTCCAACACCAACTGCTGTTGTACCAAATCCAACAATTTTTGATCTGATATTAACGTTGTTGGAAGAATTGTTGGTATAATTTAAAGATAATATTCCGGATGAAATATTTGCACCAAATGAACCTATGAAATTTCCTGAGTAATTATTACTCATATATTCAGAATCAAAATAATATTCTGAAATATAGGTATCTGTGCCGTCGTGTGTCAAATATAACTCAACAAAATTCATTTGATTTGTTGTAGTATTAACTACTTGACTATTAACATATAATGAAGAAAATTTATTAGATTGTACTGATATTATTGAAGTTGTAATTCCTGATGTTGTAATTCCATTAGAACCTGTTAGGTTAATGAACCCAATAGAAGCTGTTCCAATACCTGGTAAACTAGAATTGAATTGATTACTAATTACCTTTAGATCATAATCAGTATTAAATGCATCAAAGGGTTTAAATTGTAGATAAGTTTCATTAAATGTATTGGTAATTATTGAAAACGTTCCAATTTCTTCTCCGGAACTATGCGTAAGTCCTGATCCAACATTGACCAATGTTCCTTTTTCCAATAAGAAATTATCAGTACCATCATTCAATAAAACTAATTCTGTTAATTGAATTTGAGAATTATCTGTACTCGAAACCCTCAATAATAGGTTATCATATGATATTCCCGTATTTAAATCAACAATATTTAAAAATTCACTTGGTTCTGAATTCAGATTAGAAAATAGTCTGTTTATATCATCTATCCGTAAAACTACATTAGTTTTACATTCAGTATAATCTGTTAATTTTTTATTTTTTAAAGTTAAAAATTTAGAAGAAGATCCAATAATATCAATATCTTTAACTAAATCAAAATCATAAATTGTATCTACTCTATTTTCTTCAATTATGTCACGAATTATAGTTGTTTCATTCGAACTACTTGAAATTCCAGAAGTTGTCGTAGAGGTAATTCCAGTATCTGCAAAATTCTTTAATCCACTAGTGTGAAGTAGGCTATTAACCGGAGTTTTTAAATCCTGATATGTAATAGGACTCTTTACAGTGTAAGAAAGATTTTGGTAATAATCATTATTTGCAATTACTTGATTATCTTGATCCAATTTTCCAATATTATCCGTCCACCCAAGATCCTTTCTAACAGAATAATCAATATCAAATCTTCCAGAATTATACTTAATATTATCAATAAGTGCTATATTGCCGGATTGATCACCTTTTATAATTTCACCATTAGATAATTCATAAGAACCAAATACTTTAATAAAAGTTTTGTCATAATCTTGAATTATTAAATCCCTTTTAATATCATCAGTGATAATTTTTTCTCCAATAATAAATGGTGATGATTTTTGAATAACTTCAAATGATGGATAATTTTTTCTGTTTATAATATTTCCAAATGAATCTTGAATGGTTTTTGCTATTCCTGTATTTGCTGTCAAATTACTAATGTTAATTTCAACTTTATCAAGAGTTCCGATAGTATAGTTACTAACAGTGAAAAACTTATATCCATAGTCTTCCGAATTAAATCCAGAACCTTCATCACCAGATTTCTGTATACCTTCCAAAAATACCGTGTCACCAATATCAAATGGCTTAATTAAGAATCCAAGTACTGGTGTAGTTATGAAACAAGTAAAAATTCCACTAGAAGATGACTCTACTTTTTGAATACTAACTCCATTTGTATTGTTGGTTGCAAATAAATCTACTGTTGTTTCTGGAAGACCTTTGGGTTCTTGTACAATATTTACTGAAGAAATTGCATTTCCAGATAATACTGCTTCTAAGATTCCACTATTAATTTTTTCCCCAGTAGTAGAATCAACAATTACAATTAATGGTGCATCAGTATATTCTTTGCCACCATCAGTAACTATAATATCGTCAATTGTGTTGGAATTTCTAATTGTAATTATTGGTGATATGTAAGCATTTGGTTGTAAAGTTTTATCTGATGAATATTCAAACCCCTCATTAATAATTCTTACTTCTTTAGTGTTTCCAATATTTAATGATTTTGAAATAATATAAGCATCTTGACCTTCAGATGAGTTAGATCCAGACAATACTGGAAGTTTTTTATATCCAGTTCCACCAGAAACAATATTAATTTTATCAATGGAACCTTTTACAGATATAGAATTTGTTGTATATGATAAATTATCACACTCATTTTCTAAATATTTTAATTTTTCTGGAACTATGTCCAAAGAAATATCAAATGTTGTTGATCCAATACCAGAAATAGTATAATTTGAGTTGTAATAACTATCGGTAAATAATATTTTAGAATAATTATTTACTTCTATATCAGAAGTGCTAATATATCCAGATTTTTCTAAATTATAATAAAGTTGAGTTGGTAGATTGCTATCATAATTAATAGTAAATGCAGCATTAGTTGAAAGTCCAACTGTTCCTACACTAGAAAGTGTAAATCCACTAGTTGCTGCAGTAGAAACAAATTCATTGTTAAAATTCTGATCATAATATATTTTAAAATTATATCCTAAAAGTGAAGAATCTGTTAAATTAAATACCAGATTATTGTTTTTAACAGATTGAATTTGTGGATTTATTGAGGAAATAATTTGATTTGAACCACCCGTAGTGGTAATATTTACCGTAGTTGGGGGAATTGCATTAGTATCAATATTAGTCTCTGAAAGTTTGATGTTATTGTCATCAATTTTATAAACATAGTAAGATCCGGTTGATAATCCAGATGCAACTACATTAGCAGAATATAAAATTTTATCTCCATTATTCAATCTATGCGAATTAATTGTAATTGTACTGGTTAAAGTATTAATACCAGAAGTCCCAAATGTAATAGGATTAATTAAAATATTTCCAGTATTTGTATCCCTCTTAACATAAACTGAAGTTGAAGTTCCAATTCCAACCGATAGATTTGGTTGAACATTTAGATTGATAATATCTCCAGCAGTTAATCCATGATCTGTTGAAACTGAAACAGTTGATTTAATTTTTTCAACTTTTCCAGTTTTTTGTTGATATACACTTTCAAATAAATATTCATCATTGTTACTACCATTTGACCTAAAAAATACTTCAGAAGAACTAAGAGTGGTTTTAATTCCAATAGTGTTTATATTTTTATTTGTTACATATACGGTTTGTGGCAAATTAAATGTACTTCCAGTCGATGAGGTTGAAATTGCAATATTTGCTCCTCCACCTGGGATTGTAAAGATAACTTGTTGATTATTTGCAAATGGATGATTCTCAATATAAATTCCTTTTGTTGGAACATTTCTTGTAACTGTAGAATCACCAAATTGTAAAGTTATTGAATTTGTAATTCCAGTATTTGTACCAACTCCAACTGATTCATTTGGATTAAAATATACTTTATTATTGATTTTTGAATCAAAATTATCAATATTTTTAGAAATTGTAAATGAATCTGGAATAAAGTTTATTTGTGTAGTTGCAGTGTGAGATAATCCAGTCGATCCCCTCTTTACCTTAAGTATGTTAAGATTTTTAAATACTTCTAATACTGATAATGTTTCGGAATTTATTGTAATACTACTTCCAACAGATACTGATGATGGAATTTGAGTTACATAAATTTCAGTTGTTAACCCTACGGTTGATGCTGCAATATCCTTTAAGACATTAGAATAATACGAAGATACGTTTATTTGGTAAGAATTATTTAATTCACTTAAATTGGTCGAAAATCCAGAAATAACAACATAGTCATTATCTGATAGATTATGATTGGGTAAAATTGTGACTTTTACTTCCCTATCATTTCTCCAAGTAAAAATTGAATTCTGATAAGTTTGTACAGAAGTATTTAATTCTACAATATCCTTTCCTTTTATAGTAGATACTTTTGCAATCAGTCCTCCACCTTCTGTTCCTGTGTTATCAAAATTTAAGACATCATTTACCTTATAATTTGATCCGGAATTTATAATATCAAAATCATTCACATATCCTGTTGATACTGATTCAATGACAGATTTTTGCCTTTTAATTTCATTGGTTTCGATTATAAAGTCATTTTTGGCATAATTATCTGATACTTTATATGGAAAAGTATTTCTAAGTAAATTTGAATTATTAAAATCAAATGACTGATTAAGTGTGGAATTTTCTTCTAATGTATTTGATCTATAAGTATTTCCAATAAAATATGGGAATTGTGGTTGAAATGATCCAACTTGAAGTGAAGCAAAATACGCATAAATTCCATTTGGAAATTCTGGAGTTTTTCCAAATCTTCCATTATTTTCATCCAAATCCCCAGAATCTGTGTACTTATAATCCTCTACAAAAAATCCATTGGAAAATTCATTCGGCCTATCAATAATATCAGATACATCTAGAGTGTAACCTGAAGTTAAGAGTTTTGGATTAGAACTCAAATCCTCAGGATCCGAATATCCATATGCTCCATATATTGGATTTCCATCATATGCCCATCCAATTATGTTAGAAACATTTGTACCATTATCTTCGAATGATTCTCTTAATGTATTAAAATATCCACAAACAGAATATTGTAATTTATTTTCAGTTTCGGTTAGAAGTTCATTTCCAAATTTTACATTATTATTAACTGTTAAAGATCTTACATTAACATCAAAAACTGCATTAGAACCGGTAGACTTTACTTGAATTAATGATGTGTTTGAATACCCAATTCCAGTGTTAACAACTTTAATGTCAGTTATTTTTTGATTAGTAATAATCGGTCTTAATTCTGCTCCAGATCCCGATCCCGTTGGATCAATTACGATTATGTCGGGATTAGAATAATACTCCAATCCGCCATATTGAATATTTACAGATGAAATAGTTCCATTAATGATAATTGGTTTGATTTGTGCTTCTTTACCATTTTTAATGCTTACTAGGGGTTTTTTCTCAAAATTTAAAATTGTTGAACCATAACCAGTTCCAGTTTCATATAAGTAAGCATCAATAATACTACCCCTGACTTTAGGAGTTGCTATAAGAGTTTGATATCCTTGACTTGTAGTACCAAAACCAACTGAAGTATATTTTATAGAAACTGAAATATCCGGATAACTAAAGTAATGATATCCAGATCCAGTGGAAGAAAATTTTATATAATTTTTTCTATCATAATTTGAAGTATTGGTTCCACCAATACCAGCACTACACAATCTAAATGAATCATTATCATTTTTTAAGATATAATATTGATTTAGTGATGAAATACCAATAGAAGATGTTTCATAATTATAATTTATCAACTCTCCACTATTGAATCCATGATTTTTAAATCTAATTATATGATTGGTTGTAGATATTCCTGTTGATTTAACAATTAGTTTTCTATTGGTATAATTGCTGCCACCATTAATGATCTTAATTTCTGATATTGTATTCTTATTTGAAGTATTTCTAAATTTATGAATTCCAGAATTATTGGAGTTACTAAAAGATATTGTATTAATTCCTGATGAATAGTCGGAAAAGGATTGATACAATTTAACTGTTGTATTATTATCAATTTTTGCATAATAAGTTGCATTATTAATTAGAGTTGAACTTCCAATTCCAATTTCAAGATTTCCATTGGAATTATAAATTATTGCCTCACCATTAATTAAATTATGGTCTGTTAAAAATGTAAGTTGTTTTGTAGATGTACTGATGCCTCCAGAGTTTGTAGTTGTCCTACCATCAAAGAAAATTTCACGTACTCTTTTTTTAAGAATAGGTTCAAGAATCGCACCAGAACCATTTCCACCACTTACTTCAATTGATACAATATTATTAATATCATAGTCTTGCGAGTCTATATAAACACTTCCTATACTACCACTAATTACTGGTTGCACCAAAGCAGTTGTTCCTGCTCCAGATGTGATCGATACCAATGGTGGATTGATAATATCATAATTATTTCCACCATTTAATACATTAATTGATTCTAAAGGACCATAGTAAATTTTATCATTGGACTTATAATTATTAATTTCTACACCATTAATTAATATTCCAGTTGTTCCTGGAACTGTTACTTCTCTATTTCCATTTTTAATATTTGTATCTAATGGAAATTTTTTAAATACTCTTTGTGCTCCAATTTGAGCAGATCTTTGAGAATATATTGTAAATTTATGGGGACCATTTGAAGGTCCAAATGTCAGGTAATTGGTTCCACCAATAAATGATCTAGAAGAATATAACCTAATCCTCTTATTATCAGAAGATTGAACTTGAACATAGTAACTACCAGTTTCCAATCCAACAAGAGGACTTATTTCAGGTTGATAATAAATTCTATCACCACTAATAAATGGAACAGGAATAGTAAATGCTATAGTTGAATATTTACCATCATCAACTATATCTGTCAAAATTCCAACAGTACCATCACTAATTGTTGCAGTGTTGATATCTTTTGTTATTTGATAGGCATATGGAATTGATAATCCCCTATTATTAGAAGGTAGTGAATTTGAAGCAACATAAGCATAATTATTATCAGTGTATAAATTTTGTATATCTGATAGAATAACGTTATTTCCAAATTCGATTGGAACTATTGAACTACTTGCACTATTAATTTTTCTCCTTAAATCATATTCCACACCAGATTCTGGTGTAAAAACTAAATTATTTAAATCAATCCTATTTTCTGACTCGATAATATTGGAAATATATGCTATATTTGTATCAGATGACCTTACAATCTCAGTATCTCTTTCAAGAATTTCAACTCTATCACCAATCTTTAAACTTGACTTATCAATTTTACTAGTTAAAGTGAAATTATTAATATTTTCTATTTGATATCTTGAATTAGTATTGTATATCCAAGAATTTGCAAAAATTTCTTTGTATGTTTTATTTTGGACTGGATTTTTAATTAACTCCCCAAGATTTTTAACCGATATAATATCACCCTCACTTACATTTAAATTATCAGATATCTGTACAAATTTAGATAATACTCCAGTAAGTCTCAATTCAACTTTTTTAGTAAGATCTCCGTCTTCATACCCATAATAAATCTCATCAGATCTTATATTATCCGTAGAATAAATTTCTTCTTCTATTCCAATGCAACCAAAAAACTGATTAATACTCTTACTTGTGTAAGTAATAGTGTTATTTCCAGATATAATATTTCCAGATTCATTAAATCCAATTGTAGAATCTACACTAATTACAGAAGATCCAACAGAAACATTTTCAAGACACTTTGTATTTGGTGTAATTGTAAAATTGCCTCCAACTGCAGAAATATCACTATACCCAACAAAGAGTGAAATTTTGAAATATTGTTTATCATCCCTAGTAAATGGTTCTACTTCGGAGATTGATGCACTTGTAATATCATCAGTTGATTTTTTAATAGTTTGACCGAGCAGTTTAGAAGGATCTCCAGAGATTCTTTCTGCAATTGCAACCTCTCTTCTAATAAATTCTGCAGAAGATGGTTTGATTAAAAATTCTTCTAAGTTTACAACTCTAGGAGTTACTCCATAAAGAACATTGAATAAAATCCTAAATGATTCATCTGTTCCCTTTGCTTGATAAAAAGATCTTGCTTCCTTTATAAAGTTTCCAACATTCAAATTGGAAACAAAATCAATATCTTCTAGACCAGGTGTTAAAGTATATTTTAATTTTTTATAGAATTCTTTTAAAAATAAAGAACTAAGATTTTGTACAGAAGAATCTGTACTATGAGATGCTGCCGTTGATCCTGAAAATACTAGTTCTTCTTGATTTAAATTTGCATGATAACTTGTAATACCACTAAATCCACGAACACAACCAGTAAATGTATTTGCAGTTAATCCAGTATATGTGATAATCTCATCATCAATTTTTAATAATCCATAATTTTGTGGAAAACCCTTAGTACTACTAACTGTAATTATAGTGTCAGTCGAAGAAATTTCTGAAGAAATATATGTACTGTCTACTACTACTTCAGGAGTTAAATTATCAAGTTTTAAATATTGATCTAGATTTTCCGCAATATCAATTGGACCACTTTGATATTCTTGCGAAATATAATATTGCTTTAAAAATTCTGCCGCATTTGGATTTTCGTCCAATATAAAATTAGGCAGTTGGCTTTCAATAACTTGCTGAACCTTAACTCTAGACTCGAATCCAGTCTGTATCATATTACTTTCTTGTTAAATTCCCGTTTGAATAACTTGACGTATAGTAATCTCTAGAAAATACCGTTCCTGATATTTCATCACCAGAAGCAATTACGTCTCTTACCATATTTATTGTGCTTTCTGAAATACTAAAATTTAAATATAAATCCTTCAATCCTACAACATCATTTGATTCTGGATATGCTTGAATTTCTATAATATCATTACTTAGTGATGTTGATACAATATTAACTGTTCCAAGTTTAATTTCCCCTTTTGAATAGTCAACTGTTCCTGCAGATTTTACAATAACCTTTGCTGTTCCATCACTAATTGGTTTTACTATTGATATAATTCCTGTTGTACCATCGGAATTTGGCACATCAGTTAGATATACTGTATCCGTTTCACCTGAAATTTTAAATCCTGTGGATTTAATGTTATATTCATTGGAATTGATATGAAATTTATTACCAAAACATAATTCATATTGAGCAAATTGATTTATACTTGCTTTCAAATCCCTTCTAATCCTTACTTTAGTAATATTAGAAGTTATAGCAGTATCGGTATTATCAATAATTTGTTGTACTTTACTGTACTTAAATCGTCCACCAAATTTATTAAGATCCAAAGAGTTTGAATATTCTGTCAATGAACCTGTTACTTTTGATTTTAATGATTCTACTGCCGAAACTTGAGAATAATTATAGTAAATTGAGGAATCAATCTCAACATACAATACCTTAAGATCAATTATTTTCTGATTAATTCCAGAAATACTGTATTGTTTTAATTGTGATAAAATTCTAGACTTTGAAAAATCGGAAACATATGTTCCATTTTTTGGTTTAATACTAATAGATACTGTTCCAAACTCTGGAGGATCTAATTCTTCACCCCCAACAACTGCGACCGATTCAGTTTCTGGATAAATCTTTTTAATAATTGCTTCATAGTCACGTGCTGTTACTGCCCTATATTGTGATGAATAAATTCTTGGGGCAAAATATTTGATTGAATCTACGGATTCAATATCGGAACCATTCTGAGATGATTGATTTGTTGTAACTGATATACTTCCAAGATCTGGTAATCCATTATTTGCAGTTCTAATACTGCCTGAGAATGCAAATGAAGATGCACCATTACCTTCTTTGCCATCAGTGACAATATAATTGACAGTAATTACTGCATTATTTTCTAACTTTTGTCCAATTAGTCCATCACCAAAGAGTAATTCGTATTTTTCATCTTGAACTTCTTGTATCAGATAAATTTGTGAAGTGGACTCTACATTAAGAATATTATCAACTAAAGAATATTCTACACCAAGTCCAGTATCATTAATTCCTTTCACATAAACTGAGATTGTTGATGTATCAATATATGAGTTATTAAGTATAAATCTTTGATCTAAAGAACCATCAACCACAAATTGTTTTGTTAAAAATGTTCCTTGGTAAACATCAATATTATTAAAAGATGCTACGTTATTAACAACGTTTACCGAGATATTATCGGGAATTGAAAATGTATATGATGTATTATCAACACTACCTACACACACCAGACCTGCCTGTAAGGTCACTAATGGAGTATCTGCATCAATTGATGTGTCAAAAGATATCTGTGCCTTTGCTGCCGTTCTGGAACGGGGTACATATCCAATATTTCTTGCTAATGAAACTACATTTTCACGGAGAGTTGCAGAATCCAAGAAGGATTCGTTCACAATCATATTTGAGTTGAATGCAGTAATATATGTGTTATATGCTAACGTATCGATTAATACTGAAAAATTGGACCCCTCAAAGTCAAAATCCGTGAATGTAGAGTTAGCACGGAGATAATCTTTAATGGAAGTCTTTATCTGATCAAAATCTAGATTTGTAAATTTAGTAAAAGGCATTTTATCTTGTTGCCTCTAATAGGAATGAATATTCTTGAGTTGGAAACTCTTGTCCGATAATATCAAAAATTACATTGACATTAAATGAATTATTATCTGGTTGAGGATCTACTTCGACTACAACATTATTAACTCTTGGTTCAAAGTTATTAATTGAGATTTCAATTTGATTCTGAATGACTGATGCAGTACCAAAATCAACAAATTCAAATAAACTTTTCTCAATATCAGATCCTAATAATGAATTAAAGAATCTTTCAGTTGGAATAGTTTCTACAATATTTCTTACAGATCTGCGAATTGCATTCTCATTTTTCAATATTGGTAGATCCTTTGTCACAGGATGTGGTTCAAAGGATAAACTGATATCTTTAAATGATCTGG